GCGTCGATCCTGATCGAGAGCGGGGGCACCATCATCCTCGGCTGTCGGAGGTAGCCGAGGTTTCCGGGAAAGATGCGCACCCGAAGGCGGGCTTCCTCAAAGAGGGGCAGGGGCTCAGTAGGCTGATCCATCGCGATGCTTGCCGTGAGACAACGGGGCATAGACCGAAAGGAGTGTGGTCCGGATGCACCCCTGCCCCCCTCATGGAGGAAAGGAAGAGGGGGTGGAACTTGTGGGTCCCACCCCCTCGATCAGTGGGGGTTTCGTGACCTGTCAGATGGACAGGAGCTTGTTGAGGAACTCGGTCTTGTAGACGCGCGAGGCGCTGTTGCCCTTGCCCTTGCGGTACTGGCAGCGGACCGTGGACACGACCTGCTTGTCGGAGCCGAGGAGGTCCTGGGCCTTGCCGATCGCCTCGGCGACGTCGAGACCATCAGCCGTCCCGACCTTGCATCCAAGGAGGGTGCTGAGGTGGCCGCAGAAACGGTTGCGCTCGATCGTCAGGCCGGTGCGGCGGCCCTCCGCCGTGACCTTCTCGGCGTCGTCCGGGAACGTGAAGGGCGCGCCGCCCCACACGAGCGGGCTGTCCGGGTTGGCCTCGTCGTTGACGAGCTGGTAGCGGAAGCGGAACTCGACCGCGGGGATCTCGACCTGCTGGCCCTGGCCGTCGTTGAAGCGGTAGGTCGCCTTGTCGTTGACCTCGAGGTTCAGGACGTAGCAGTCGTGCTCGCCCTCCGCCGGCCACTCGCCGAGCCCGCCCACGCCCGTGTCCGGGTTGGCGTCTCCGAAGGCCTTCTTCTGGGATGCGAACAGTGCGCTGATCTTCTGGCTTGCCATGACGCTGTCTCCTGAAAGGTTGGCCGGGGTTACGCCCCGGCATTGTTGGTGTAGTGACCCACGAACGTAGCCCATCCGCCGTCTTCCGGCAACTCGAACTCGCCGGGCATCTTGACCCGGTGCTTCGTGATGCCCGACAGCGTCTCCGAGTCGACGGCGAAGATGTGCTTCTTCCGCTTCTCGGTCACGACCTTGGGCTTGAGGGTGATGGTCTTGCCGTCCTTGACGATGGGCGGCTGCTGGATCTCCCGCTGCTCCGTGACCCACTCGGTCGAGATCGCGGCCACGAGCTCGAACAGCGGGTAGAGCCTCTTGTAGAAGCCGTCCGTGATCGTGAGTTCGGGCTTGAACACGTAGCGGTCGTCGCCGAGCGGGACCTTGGCGTTCACGATGTGGCACACGATGTAGACCCCGTAGCCGCAGCGCCTGAGCGTGAGGCAGGTGTCGATCACCATGTCGTAGAGCTGGTCCCACGCGCGGCGCCCGTCCATGTCGCGCCAGTCGTTCTTGTCGTTCGAGCGCGTGATCCAGTCCTTGAGGAGCGGGATCCACGTGCCGAGCGAGTCGAAGATCACGGTCGCCGGCCGCGGCTCGTTGTTCTTCGCAAGCGAGACGAGCAGGTCGACCTTGGCCTTGAGCGCCTCCCACGTGAGCACGAGGGGCCGGCCGTCGACGTCGATCGTCTGGCCCTGCGGGTTGATGCCCGGCCAGATCACGGCGCGCGGGTCCCCGAGCGTCGAGGTGCAGTCGAGGTTCGCCACCCACGCGTCGGGGTGGCTGTGCACGAACTGCGACTTGCCCTCGCCGGGGAGCCCGCAGATCAGCCCGAACAACTTGTCGGGCGGATGGACCATCTTCACGCCCTGGAACCCCAGGGCCGGGTACCGCTGCTGCGGCAACTTTCCTGCATGAGTCGTGACTGTCATCTTGTCTCCTTACTCCGAGAACCCCGGTGCGGGCACGTTGGCGAACACTCCGCCCGCGGCCTGCATGAACCCCGGGAACATGGGCTGGTTGGGAACGTCGCGGATCGGCTGAAGCGGCTCCTTCTCGAAGTCCGACTCTCCCAGGTCCACGGCCGCGGGGCGGAAGACGGGGGGAGGAACCGCTCCGCTGAACACGACCTTGCGCTGCATCGTGATGCCGAGCCCGCGCAGCCACTCGCACATGCGCCCGCGCGAGACCTCGCACCCCCACTGGTCGTTGAAGCGGGCGACGAGTTCCGTGACGGACGAGCAGTCCGCGAGGATCGGCACGAGCTTGGGACGGATCACGAGGGCGAGGTACTCGTCGGCGAACATCACGACTGGGCCACGGGTTCGAGGCTTTCGATCAGCCCGTCGAACTCGTGCGGCTCCGGTGCCGCGGGAAGATCGCCTGCGTCGCGGTGCGCGATCAGGAACTGGCGGCTGTTCACCAGCGCCGGCCACTCCTTCGGCTCCGTCAGGTAGAAGGGACTGTACTGCGCCAGACGGGCGCCCATTCGGATCGCGTCGATGTTCTTCAGGAAGTTGCATGGGTTGGCCTCAAGGGTTGCCAAGTTGTAGATCATGGCAACACGGGAAAGATAGTCGCTGCGCCAGTCGCTGTCAAGCATGACCGACGAATGAGTGTACGAAATGTTGATCGGCGGATCGTTCGCGAAGTCGGGGGCGCGGTCGGCGTACTCGCCCTCGCCCCTGTACCACCGCAGACACCGGTTGCTGAAGTTGTGAAGGGACGGCTCCCCCGTGTACGCCTTCTCGGGCTTCTTGCCCGTGCGCTCGTGCAGCTCGGCGACGCACTCGTCGAGGGTCCCGCAGAACGCCACGGCATAGGGCTGGTTCGCGGTCCACTGGATCACGTGGGTGCCCTGGTCGCGCAGGTTCACGGGGGTGCGGATGATGCGGCCGGCCACGCCCGTGCGCTTGCCCTCGGATTCCCAGTGGAAGTCGCGGTCGGACTGGCCGAACGAGATCGAGGGCTTGAGGACGGCGACGTGCATCATGCCGCCGATGCGCGCGTCCGCGGGCAGCGACGGGAACCTCTTGTGCAGGAGCCCGCGCTCGAGGAACCACTCGAGGGCGTGGAGGTAGTGCTGGGTCTGGAACTCGTGCTTCACCGTGGACAGGCGGATCAGTGGGGGTGAGGCGGTCGTCTTCGCGTCCACGATCCAGAGCGCGTTGGTCCTGCGGTTGTAGAGGAGCAGGTCGAACTGCGCGACCTGCTTCGCCTTGGGCCGGCGCTCGTCGACCCAGGTCAGGCGGATCTCGGCGCCGAGCTTCTCGTAGGAGGAGAGCTCGGTCTGGGCCGAGCGGCCGTCGATGCAGCCGAGGCTCTCGAAGGCCGTGAACCACGCGGCCGCGGTGGCCTGGTCGAGCTGCTCGTTCTGCACGGCCTCGACGCGCGTGGCCTCGGTGAACGCGAGGCTGCGGCAGAGGGCGTTGAGCTCGTCGAGGCGCGCCGCGCACTGGCCGCGGAAGACCTTCCACCGGTCGTCGCGGTCGTAGAGCGCGAAGAGGGTGTGGAAGTAGGAGCCGCGCGAGAGGGCCTCGGAGTGCATGAGCGCGGGCACGAGCCCGAGGCGGCGGCGCAGGTAGTAGCCGAAGGGATCCGAGAGGGCCGACGAGTAGTCGGAGGAGCGGATCGAGGGGATGCGCGAGACGATGCCCTCGGTCTCGAGATAGAGGCGGGCCGAACGACCGTGGTCAGTCGGCAGCGGGGTCGGGTTCTCCATGAAACTTGTCCTTGATCTTGACGATCCTGTTGTAGATGGACTGGGGCGAACGCAGCCCCAGCACGGATGCGATCCGCGTCATCGTGTATCCATCGAGCCTGAGCCTGACGATGGTCCATTCCTCCTCGCTCAGGTCAGGCAGACGGAACGAGGAGGGCGGCGGCACGTGCGCCGCGACTTCACAAAGTGTATCATATGTAACGGGCAGTTTCAAGCGCGGGCCGTCCGCCGTGAAGCGGAATCCGTTCGAGGTCCAGTAGCGGTAGTGGACGGCGCCCGGCAGGAAGCGCTTGAGGAAGGTGACCACGGTGGCCCGTTCGGGGTCGTAGACCGTGGTCAGCAGGCGGTCGGCCTGGATGTAGGCTTCGGAGAGGACCTCGTCGCGCTCCCACAGGGGGAAGCGGCGCGCGCGGTGCGCCTCGCCCACCCACAGCGTGAGGAACCCGAGATGGTCCCGAGGATCCGTGCTGCGGTTGAGCAAGGCAACTCACTCCTCCTCGACGTACGACGGAGGCACCAGGTACCAGCCTTCCTGGATCGGGACCCGGTTGTCGGACAGGATCCATTCGCCGTCCACGCGCACGTACACGCGCGCGCGCACGTCAGGACCGACCCGGACCGGCGCCGCCTCCGGGACCAGCACGGTCCTTGCCGCGCAGCCAGTCAGAGATCCGACGACCACCGCGGCGCAGAAGATGACGGTCCACAGCAGAATCCACGGCACGATGCGGTCGCTCAGCGAGACCTTGAAGCCATCGAAGGAGCGCCGTGAAGAGCCCGGCGAAGAAGTCGGACATGTCACCGCTTCACCAGGGTGCGGCTCACGGTGTAGCCGAACGAGGCGAGGACGGAGGCGGCGAGGCCGAGCACCTGCTCCCACTTGGAGTCGGTCGGGATCAGGCCCGAGGCGAAGGCGGCGCCGAGCAGGGTGGCGGCGAGGCTCAGCCAGAACTCCGTCGTGCGGTAGCCGGGCTTGAGGGCGGGAGCGGTGGTGGTCTCAGGCATCGGTGTCTCCTTGGATCTTCTCGAGGCGCTCGACCCGCCGTTCGATCTGCGAGATGCGTTCGGCGGACACGGCGAGTATACCCTTGATCTCGGCGATCTCGAGGCGGATTCCTGATGCGATCTGCCCCAGCTTCCACCCGACGCCGAGGATCGTGGCGCAGATGGTGAACAGGGAGACGATCGCGCCGAGGATCGGGGCAAGCGTGGTCATGGTCTGTTCCTCAGCCAAGGAAGGTCCCCATCAGGAAGTAGTGGCAGCTGTAGGACACGCCGATCGTCTGTGCGTAGTTCGCGTTGATCCCCGAGGGCGATGAGCCCGGGGCGACGACGAGTT